TAATGCCAGGCACAGCAGCATTATACGGTGTCTCTTCTGCTAATTTATATGATTGGCGGAAAAATATTGATTTGGGGGCTAGAATATTAAGTGATGAAATAAAAGCAGGCGGTAGTATTACAGAGGGGTTAAAAAGATATAATGCTGGCGGAAATTGGAGGGCGAAAGCTGGAGCAAAATTACAATCGCAAACTAGCGATTATGCAAATAAAGTTTTAGGCGCATATGATTATTATAACCAAAGAAAAAATGCAGCATCTATTCCTTCTTCTGCAACATCTAAAGGGAATGTGGCAATTAAACAAGGGGATGTGAATGTTAATGTAAATGTTTCAAGCGGCGCTTCCCCTGACGAAATAGCAAAAATGACAGCAAGAAGAATTAGGGAAGAAACGGATAGAAATAATTTAATTCTTAGTAGGGAATTTTCCGGGGTTTATTAATTATGTCTTTTAAGGGAACATTAAATAATCTTTCTTTGTTTTACATGCTGGGCAAGGCAGCATGGAATGTATATAATTTAGCGAATGCTCCTTCCCCTAATGTTGAAGGTAGCGCATACCCTTATCGGCCTGCAGAATGGGTTTCGAGACAAGGGGGACTAGATGTTTCTGATCAAGCAGAATTAGTTTCTATTATCCCGAATAATATTTCTAGAAAGGAATTAAAAAATAATGAAGAAACTGGAGATAAAGAACAAACCACAGTAGGATATTTTTTTGATGCCTTTATTCGGGAAGGACATAGTGGAACTGTTAAGGTTACAGAGCACCCAGTACAAACTGGGGCAAATATAAGTGATCATGCTTATAATTTGCCTGACAGGTTAAACGTAGAAATTTTTGTTTCTGATTCAATGGATGAAGTTTTAACAGGCCAGTTTTCTGATTACGAAACGAAAAGTGTTTCTGCCTATATGGTATTAAGAAAACTTAAAGAAGAAAGACAGCTGGTTAATATCAATACCAGATTGTTTTATTACGAAAATATGATTATCGAAACATTAGATTCGGACGATGATTATAAAATGGCAAACGGATTAAAATGTTTGGTGTCGTTTAGGCAGGTAATGATTGCTTCTGTAGCAAAACAATCTGTAAATTCTGTTTCTTCTCAGACTATTAACCAAAATAAAAAAGGACCTCAAAATACAGAAACTCCCAAGAGCGGTTCTTTATTATACGAAGGATTAGAAAATAAAAAGCAGGAAAGAAGCGCATACTTAGATAATACAACAAGGTAATAATTATGTATCAGCAAATACCGTTAACATCAGAACCTAATCAAGAATTTGAAGTTACTCTTCAAATTAATGGAGAAAACAAAAACTATAAATTTAATGTTTCTTGGAATCGGGTTGGCAGATATTGGGTAATGACAATTACTGATCAATCTACAGGAGAAATTATTTTAGATTCTATTCCTCTTGTTAGCGGAGGTGATGTAACTTCGGATATTTTGTTGCCGCATTATTCTCTGTCAATAGGTGCATGTTATTTAATGTCAATTGTTGATGAGCCGAGTTCAGATAGTCCTAATGAAGAAAATCTTGGAACAGAATTTGTTTTAGTTTGGGATGGAGAAATATGACAGATAAAATTTCTACCCCACAATATGAAGGATTGAAATTATTCGGACGTAAATGGAAAGTAAGTGTATTAGTTCCGAATCGTTCAGACCTAAGTGATAGTAATATTGATAAAAGTTTATATACTGCCTATGTAGTTTCTGACAGTACTAAAGAAGAGCGTTCTTTAAGAGTAAAATTTAATATCCAAAAATATGGCTGGATAACACCGAATTATTCAGAAATATCTATTTATAATCTTTCTCCAGAAGATGAAAATATTATTTTGAAAAATGGTTGTCGAGTTATTGTAGAAGCCGGATATGTTAATGGTCCTTATGGATTAATTTATGATGCACCAATATTTCAGCCAATTTGGTCTAGAGAAAGATACGTTGATTCTGTTTTGACTTTAGTTTGTATTGATGCTGATAAATTAATGTATGAGAATCATGTAGAAGTCACCTTGAAGATGCGAGAGCAAAGAGACCTTCTTGTAGAAATGGCAAGGAAAGCAAGAAAGCCATTTCCGATAAATTATATTTCCGATAGCATTAAATCAAATCAGTTACCCAGAGCAAAAACTTTTTTTGGAAAGCCTTCCGATTATTTAAGGCAATATGCACAACAGAATGGCACTCATATTAGCGTGGTTGATGATAATGTATATATCTCTATGATTCAAAGAGACGCAACAACTAATCCTTTAGAGCTTTCTCCAGGAGAAGGAGGAATTATTGGGACGCCGCAACAAACACAGGATGGAGTATCATTAACTGTTTTGTTAAATTCAGATATTAAGATTTTTAAGCCTCAACCTATGTTGATTAAAATTAACAATAATAAAATAAGAGTAGCAAAACAAACAATGGGACAATTATATTCTAGCTTAGATAAAGACGGCATTTATAAAGTGTTAGGGATTAATCATATAGGAGACACCAGAGGCAATGATTGGTATTCTCATATTGTTGCTTGTAGTCAATCAATGGAAGGGCAGCTTGCTTCAATGTTTGTTACTCCGGAGGATATATCAAGATGACAGTAGGAAAATTACCTTTATCGTCAATGATGAGGTCTGCTACAGAACCGCTTAAAAGGATGGTAGAGGAGTTTGGAGTCCGTTTAAGAGTGGCAATGCCAGGAATAATTAAAAGTTTTGATAGTGCTAAACAAACAGTAACTGTTCAATTGGCGATAAGAGAAAAACTTAGTATTGGCGGCAGTCCTTATGAAGACGTTGCCATTCCTATTATTGAAGATGTCCCTGTTTTTATGCCAAGAGCGGGCAACTTTGTTTTAACAATGCCAATTACCGCAGGTGATGAATGCTTAGTTATATTTGCAGATAATTGTATTGATTCATGGTGGGAATCCGGCGCATTGAGTAATCAACTTGACCGTAGAAGACATGACTTAAGTGATGGCTTTGCTTTAGTTGGCGTTTGGAGTCAACCAAATGTTGTATCTAATTATTCTGGAGACTCCGCAGTATTAAGAAATCTGAATAATGATTCATCCGTAGAAGTTAAAGATGATACAGTTAATGTTGTTGCCCCAACTGTAAATATACAATCGGGAACAGTTAATATAGAGGGCTCTAGCAATATAACTATTAACGGTAATAATTTGACAGATATTGATGGCAAGAATTTTTTAAATCATAAACATAGCGGTGTACAAACAGGCTCTGGGAAGACAGGAGGGGTCGTTTAATGAGATATCGGCGACTTGATGAAAATTGGGATTTTTGTATGGGAAGAGGAGTAAATGACTATCTAGAAGATTCTATTGGCTCCCCAGACGCAATACAGCAAGCTATTAAATCAAGTTTATTGTTATTGTTGGGAGAATGGTGGGAGAATACACAAGAAGGATTGCCCTTATGGCAGAAAATATTAGGGAAAAGAACAAGTAAAAAAATTATAGATAATATTATTGTAACACGGATTAGAGAATTAAAGCTTCCCGATGGCAGTAAGGCCATACTTAATGTATCTAATGTTAATTCTACTTATAGTTCGACCACCAGAGAATATAATTTTTCTTGCGTTGTAGATACCGCTTTTGGTAAATTAGTTATTTCTAACAGCGAAATAAATAGGACAAATGCCCAATCACCGAGAACCGCTTCTGTTCAATTGGCTACATGGCAGGATGATGCTACTACATGGCAGGGCGATACTGTTATTTGGTAAGAGTAAGATAGTTTAACAGGGAAAATAAATGTTTATATATAAAATTAAAAATAAAATTAATAATAAAGTTTATATAGGCCAGACTATCCAAGAAATAGATATCCGTTTTTATGAACATATTAAATCTTCTAAAAGAGAAAAAAATAATACAGTATTATATAAGGCAATGAGAAAATATGGAATACATTCATTTGAAATTTCTATTGTTGACATTGCGGATAATAAAAAAGTTTTAAACGAAAAAGAAAAATATTGGATTAGACATTACAATGCTATGATACCTAACGGTTATAATATGACAGAAGGAGGATATGGGGGAGACTTATCAAAATATAGAAAAGATTACTCTTGTTCAGAGAAAACAAAACAAAAATTAAGAAAAATAAACTTAGGGAAAATAATTCCTATAGAAATAAGAGAAAAAATATCAAACGCATTAAAGGGTAAAAATTTAGGGAAACGACGAGGGGAAGAAGTTAAAAACAAATTATCGGAATCACATAAAGGTCTTCCTTCTAATAATAAGGGTAAAAAGTTCCCATATAAACCTAGAAAACCTAGATTAGATATGCTGGGAGATAATAATCCCGCAAAAAGACCTGAAGTTCGGAAAAAATTAAGTCAAAATAACGCAATGAAAAATCCAGAACAAAGAAAAAAATGTAAGGGGAATTTAGGGAAGAAATACCAATATAAATCTAGGCCAAAAGCTAAAGGGCGGATGGCTTGGAATAAAGGATTAACAAAAGAAACGGACGAAAGAGTTTTTTTGATGTTTGAAAATAGAGGAGGAAAATTATGAGTTATTTTGCCCCCTATGTGGATGCTTCCGGCATTCACATTCCTACTTATTCAGATATTTTGAATCAAAGACTTGATGATGCAAAAAAGATTTTCGGACAAGATATTTATTTGGGGACAGATTCTGCAGATTACCAAATGATATCCGTAGAGAGCTTGGCAATATACGAAACAATGCAAACCCTACAATATGCCTACAATCAAATGAGCATTAATACCGCAGTAGGAGCGGGATTATCAAGTTTGGTTCGGCTTAATGGATTGTTAAGAAAAGCTGCGACATATTCAACCTGTGATGTTGTATTAACTGGAACTTCTGCGGCAACTATAACAGGCGGTGTGGTTACAGATGTTTCTGGAAATAAATGGGATTTACCTTCTCCGATCACCTTACAGGCATCAGGCTCTCCAGTAGGAAGCACATATTCTTTAAC